CAAGGGGATATTGCATTGTGATGACTAACATGATCTTCCAATGACGGCCGTTCATGAAGAGGAGGCGCATCATCACGTCCTTCGTCCATTTGTTATCATACAAGCAATCATCCAAAACAACGAACGTCCTTGGGTCGATGGATGACTTTTTATACGTATCCATTTCCTTTTTCACTTGTTTTAGGACTGCTTTTTGGCGCTTGAGAATATTCTCAATAATGGCGGTATTATACGCATCATGGATGAATAGTTTTGGCACATGGGCGGCGAAAAAACCGTTGCCTGCCTCAGTGCCGGAGATGACGGTTCCAATCGGAATATCTTGGTGGTGAAACATCAAGTCCTGAACGAGGAAACTTTTACCGGTATCACGACGTCCGATGAGAACGATAACGGGACCCTTATTTTCATCGGGGCGAAAGCTGATGGCCTTCATATCGAATTTCGCGAGCTCTAAATTCATATGCTATACCTATTGTTGATACAAACAACGGATATTTTTTTACGACATTTTATACGAAGTATGAATCGACGCCGCCCGTTTAAAACCGATATAAAACTTCTATCGATCAATCATATTATTGTATTTTAGGAGAAATGACTACGACAACCACTACACCGAAATTTCAAATACATTACCGAAAACATAAATATACACCGGATCGGATTGAATCCGCAAAGTTGTATGATATTCAAAATTATATTCCTATTTATACCCGATTTTTTGATATCAACGAGACAAACTACAACGGTATTCAGTTGAACCAAAAGTATTATTTACAGAATATTATCGAACACCCTACACACATTATGGGAGAAACAACCCGTAATGACAATCTGTCTACTACATCTCTAAACCATTTAGAGACGGTGATTGGAGATGACGCTGGAAATACGACGAATGTTCCTATGTTTGTGAAATATTCGCCTTTATTGGACCCCATTCGTTATTTATCTGGGAAATATGAACCGTTGACGGCATCGGCATCGGAGGTGGCACCTACCATCACCAAAATGTCACTTCCTAAATACAATTCAACTCCAGAAAACTGTGAAGAAAAAATGCTTAATACCAATAATTCGTCTTACGTTGATGGATTTTTCTCATATTTGACGAGTCGCACTCTTCATACACATGGTATTGTTCATGGTCTAGACTATTATGGCAGCTATCTTTGTAAACAACGCGAGTTTTCAACGAATGTATTTGATGATATTGATTATTTGGCTGACTGTTCCTTTTTTAATACATATGAAAACCAGCGATTTACGATCGATTACTCACAATTTGGAGATGACGAATCAAGTATGCGTGATCATAAATGGTTGAAACTCCGTAATAAGTTGAATCCTGTATTGAATAAACCGATATCGATTCTAGAAGATGATGTATTTGATTTTGAACCAACGGTTATACATTCGTCGTCGCCGTCGTCGTCGTCGTTGGAAGCAGCATCTCTCGATGTCGTAGAAATAAATGTCGATAGTTTTGAATCAAGAAGTGAAGAACAAAATCAAGACGTGCTGGAAACAAAGATAAAGAACGCAACAAACGGGAATAATATGAGCGAAAGTAAACGAAAAGACGACGACGACGACGGTAATGATGACAGCGACAGCGAGAGCGAAAGCGATACATCTCAGTCAAATTCATCTTATACTACGATCGACGACGACGACGACGACCATGACGACGACGACGACGACGATGACAACCATGACGACGAAGATATAAAAAACACCAACGATCGTGATGATGATGATGATGATGATGAATCGAACGAAAGCGACGATATGACATCCTATACAGATTACAGCGATGATGAACAGATCATCGTAAAAATCAAAGACTTCCCGATCCAGGCAATTTTACTTGAAAAATGCGTGAGCACACTCGACCATATTATGATGCGAGACGAGCTAACAAAAGAAGAATGGACGTCGCTACTGTTTCAAGTCATTATGACGCTGGTCATTTATCAGAAGATGTTCGCATTCACACACAACGATCTTCACACAAATAACATCATGTTCATCGAAACCACAGAAGAGTTCATTTATTATCTATATAACGACCAGATTTACAAGGTTCCTACTTATGGTCGCATTTTCAAGATCATCGATTTCGGTCGCGCCATCTATAAATTCCGCGGAGAGCTTATATGTAGCGACAGTTATCATCCCAAAGGCGACGCAGCCACCCAATACAATTTCCCGCCCTATTATAATCCAAATAAACCTACTGTGGAACCGAATTATAGTTTTGATTTATGCCGTTTTGCCTGCGCACTCTTCGACTATTTCATTTATGACCTGCGCAAGGTAGAAAAGCTGTGTAAGTCAGACCCCATTATCAAGCTGGTTGTAAAATGGACAACCGACGACAAGGGGCGTAATGTGCTGTATAAATCGAGCGGTGAGGAGCGATATCCGGATTTCAAACTGTATAAGATGATCTCTCGATCGGTCCATAATCATATTCCCGCGAATGAAATCCATAATCCACTCTTCGATGAATACAAGATCACATATAAAAAATACAAGAAACACGCAGCACTCGCGGCGAAGTTCTTGAAAGATGGTAAAAATACGCATATTATGATGAATGTGGATACGTTACCTAGTTATTCTGGCGCTGTCTGTTCAGAAACATCTCTCGATGAGCAGGAACTCCATTCTTCGCGATAAATTCGATATTGCGCATGGTCCATCCCATGCTCGATCCAGAATGACCGGTTTCCATATTATCACCGACGAGTGTAACAATCCGGTCATCACCGTAACTGAACATGAATCCGCGATCAGCGGGAGGACTGTATTTCGAAAGATATGTCCAAACACTCTTCGCATCAGTTCCGACCTGGGGTAGTTGACCGACGCGAATAATCGAACGCATTCCGTCGCGAATCATGTCTTCCGACCATTTGTCATTCATATAAGATAGGTCGCATGCTTGGACCGCATCCAAGGTAAGAGGCCAGTATTCGGCGGCGGCCGCGGCGGCAGGAGAGCGTTCTAATTCAACAGCTACAGATTCGGGGGCGACAACAGACGACATTACAATACGAATGATAAAGATTCATGTCATCATATACAATATAAACATAACGATTCAATTTTTATGTTTATACAATACTAATTGTCAGAAATATGTATAATTATCTCATAGCAGAAGCGATTCGATCTAACACCACACCAACAACTACCCCGAGTGTCAAGCTGCCAGATACAAACCCGACAACGGCAGTAATTAACATTATTATCCATCGACGGTCAAATGATTGCGGTTTGAATAAACTATCCCAGTCGCCAGTTTTATAAACGACTAACAACATCACGCCGACTACCGCCGCAATCGGAATTTCGTTGATTGCGCGTCCAAAGAATAGACATATCACAATAAAAAGCACACTCGTTATCACTGATGAGAACTGAGTTTTCGCACCGTTGGCCAAATTCAGCTTGCTTTGCCCGACCAACACACAGCCGCCGAACCCGCCGGTGAGCCCCGTAGCAACATTCGCGATGCCTTGGACGAGACTCTCTCGAAACGAATCACCCTTTATACCTATAGCACTTTCGGCGTCTTTCACCATAATCAACGATTCCAATAAACCTGTAAATGCCATGGCCGCCGAAAACGGCAGCATTTTCATAAGACTCTCCGCGTCATATTTTATTTTACTAGATGATACCGCATCCGTTGAAATAATCGAAGGCAGCTCCGACTTTAATGCTCCGATATCTTTGACGCGGTCAATATTGTAATATTGCGTAAATATGTAAATAAAAGCTGTTATCGAAAACATCGAAACAAGACCACCTGGTATATGAATATACTGATCTTTACTATGCGTTATTTTAACCATGCCAAAAAAAGCAATCAACGTAGATATGATGGTGAATAGAGTCGTATTCGCCATTTTAAGCCCGGTGAACCATTTATGTTCCTTATCTTTGAAATTATCCAATTGATGAACCGCAATAAGACCAGCCAACGCAAGTAAAAACCCCGACATGATATGTTTTGGAACATATGTGATATACTTATATAATCCTGTTATCGCGGCTACAATCTGCATAAAACCACCAGCGATCACAGTAGGGATGATATATTCTTTCCCGAGTAAGGTGCTTACTCCTGCGATGGAAGTGGCGACTGCCGCGGTAGAACCTGAGATCATCGTTGGCATACCACCGAATAATGAAGTAATGAGAGACATCACCATCGTGTTTTGAATTCCTATACTCGGTGACAATCCCATTATGAACGCGAACGCAATAGATTCAGGTATCAATAATAGCGCAATCGTCAGACCCGACAGAAATTCATTCACGAGTTGAGTTACTGTATTCATAACAACAAACGTTATTATATAATATAAATATATTTCTGTTATATATCGATAAAACATCATGCTACACCGCAAAAAATTAAGCATGATATCGATTTGGAAATGATATACGCGGTTTATGAATCAATAAGTGGGTATGTCTTTTCAAGTATGGACATTTTTTCCCGTCCGTTCAATCAAGTTCTTATTCATTTATTTTGGTCGTATGGAAAACATTATCATGAAAATGGTATTATGATGAACGGTCATAAAGAACTCTCTGAAGAAGAACTTGATCTGGATTAAAACCCGGGTGTATCCACAAATACAGCTGGCGCGCCACCACTACCGCCACCGCCGCCGCCGCCGCCACCGCCGCTACCGCTACCGATATTCTCAAACTGATTCAAAATAAAAACTGCTAAAATCGATGACACGCAAACCACAATTGAATCGCGAACAAGGACCTTCACCGGCTTTTGGTTATCATGATCCACAAACCGCATTTCTATGAATTTCAATAAAAAATATACGATAGCGACAGATGCGCCGATGATTGCTAATTTTGTCGTATTGAACATTTTATTATGGATGGATGGATGAATGTATGTATATAACGTGTATATACATACAATTTCAATTATTTATTGGGTTTTATACGCGACGTCGCTATGATGTCTGAAACGCCATTAATACTGGTGGATAGCAAATATATAATATAAGACCCGCGAATGCTAAAAATACAAAAGAGAAAATGAAGATGAGTAAATCGATAATAAATATATTGTTATACCATTTTTTTTCTTCTTCGTCACCGTCGGCCATCTTTGTATTATACGACTATTTTTTATAAGTGGTGCGCTTACGCCAATACCTCAATATCATCTAATAAAGGCGGCGCGTTGAGTTCCTGTATATCGTTCAACGTATGAATATCGAGTGTATCCAATCGAATATCTCCGCCAATCTTTAATCTACCAGATTCACCTTCGTCATCATCCGCGTCATCGCCGCCCCCGTCGTCATGTGTCATGTATTCGTTCTTTCTCTCGGAAGCATCTGTTTCAAAGGTTCGCACCTCATTCTCTCCGAACGAAATGCCACCGCTGCTGCTGCCGCCACTACCGCCGTCATTTGTTATTGATGTAGAATCATTCGAGAGATTAGAACTTCCATTCAATTCACCTACAAAGTCAAGCTGGTCGATTGTAGGCGTCGCACCACCACCACCGTCGGCCCCATCCCCGTCGGCACCATCGCCGCCGCCACCGCCTACCCGATCGCGATGGCGTCTTCGACGTGTGCTTCCATGATGCTGACGCCGCTTCGCCGAGAGATTGGCGTCCTCTTCCGAGAGAATCGGTTCTTGCTGAATCACCTCTTCATTTTCGGTTACTTCTACAACATCCTCAATCGTATCTTCCAAATACATCTTAATGAGTTCCTCTACCGGTATGTTATCACGAATCGTATTATAGATACATTCCTTCACAATAATCTCGAACTCGCGATTGTTACGCTGGGTATGAAGCGGCTGGATCCCTCTCTCGAACATATACACATTAGAATATACTTTTCGCGCAGTATTCACGTAAATCTTATGAATGAAATCCGCCAATTGTGGTATCTTGATATCGACTTTCTTCTGTTTATTTCCAACACGCATTACCGTCATACACTTCAAATGGATAATATGAACACATGTAATCAAATCCTCTAAATACCCGCATGTGCTGCGTTCTTTGATTCGCGAAGTCTCTTCCTTGATAATATTCGGGTTCCATTTTGGAACTCTCGAGAGAAGATTCTGGAACGTCATCAAATACTTGTCTTGTTCCTTGTTTCCAACACACAATTTCACAGCTTCATCAAAAATAGAACGTATACCTTCTTGGATAAGTGGTGTAAGAATATTGACGAGACGAGACGCCCATTCATTCTTTGATTCATATAGCGAAGTAACCGAATAATCATCCATCGCGCCGGTAGTAAGCCTAAAATCGATACTGACCTTACATAAATGAAATATTTTCTAAACTCAGATTACAACGAAATACTATAAAATGGAGAAAATAAAGTAGTAGTAATTTTTCATTTCTAAACTCTTTACGAACCTTATCAAACATAATGAGTAGTTCGTATCTGCGAATATCGTGAATATCTGGATGTTTATGAATAAAATCGATAATATCAAGACCGCAATATCCTTGTTCGTATAGCGAAACAGATAAATCGAGAATTTTTTCATAGTCTTTACATGTATATGTTTCTTCTGGAATTGGTTCACACTCTGCTGCCGTCGCCGACCCAGAGTCGGCACAAGCAGACCTTTGTAAAAAACTAGGATGGATAGTTATCAACTCCGACAGTGTGATTTCTCTCGGTTTCGTTATTTTATTTGTGTTACATACCTTATCGGCTAAATATTTGTGAAGATTCACGGTCGTCGTGGTCGTCGTGGTCGTCGTGGTCGTCGCGATACAAGGATGCGGAATGTAGATATCGCAAAATCGCGAAAGAATCGGTTTCAATAGACTATCCTTATTTTCAACCACAATAAAGAATCGTGTGGAAGAACTGAATAGTTCAATACATCTTCGTAATGCGGATTGTGCGTCAATCGTCAATTTGTCTGCGTTCGTCAAGATAACCGATTTAAAAATGGCGCCTTCTTTCATGTCGATATTTGTCTTCGCAAAAAACTTCAATTCTTCGCGAATGAACCGAATGCCCTTACCATGAGCACAATTTGCTCTCATTACGTAGTTTTTAATTGCGGTTTTATCACCACCGTATATCATGTTAATAAACCGATTTAATATAAATGTTTTACCGGATCCATGTGTGCCATAAAATATGATATTCGGGATTTTGCGGTTCTTAATAAAAACATCAAGCTTTGAATGTATATTTTCATGTATATCTTGTAATTCCGGATTCTCTGTCATAATTACAAATTGTTCTGTTCGTATCGTTGTTGTAATTATGACAATAAATAACGTTTAATTCCATTTTACGCCTCGGCCTTAGAAATTAATCACTTGGTCATATGGCTTTACGTTGGATAATGTTCCCGGCATGTTGCTTTTTCCGTCGTTTATAGCACCGCCAGCCTCGCCGTCAGTATAATAATAGTTAGTTGTATAATAATAATTCGTCGGTTTTGACGCAGTATAAAATGGCGACTCTTCATCGTATCCTTGACCATTATACATACCAAGGTAGGCAGTCGCCGCAGGCGATCCATCTTCATAATAATACGCATTACGACGATCGGTGCGTTGGTTACTCGCGGGGTCGTTCGGGTCAATCCAGTTGCCCATCGTGCGAATAATATTTCCGGCAGCGTCGCGAATCGAACCGAATAATCCGGGGCTTTGTCCTTGTCCAGGTGGAATATGTCTAGGGCGACCGTAACCGCGGAAATTACGAGTAATCCCACGGCGGTATATATCTTCTTCGTCAAGTGTCGATGCGCTCGTTTCTCTCGCAATATCATCGTAACTCGTTCGTGTCGTCGCAAGCAGATTCTTCTCGATTTGGGTTCCATCCGGCAAATACGTCGCCCAACGAATCACCTTCAAGCAATCCGCATCAATACGGCACGCATCCGAACCGGTCATTCCAGGATTGTTACACTTCCATGGGCATTTACGCATAAGTAAAATATTATTACCGTCGGCTGATTTGATGACGTTGCCGCTCGCGTCCAAGCGAAAAATATTCTGGCAATTGCCTTCGTTGCTTGACAGCGTGGATGGTTCAGCACATTTACGCACGTGTCCATCATCGCCATAACGCCAATTTGCGCCGTCGAACCATGAATCGGGGTGGCTGGCAATAAGTCGATTACGGCGGGCTACCGCGACATCATATTTCAGCTGTGCGTCCGTTTTCGCCGTCTCGCTTGTAGCAGCACGAAGTGCACGATACGCACTTTCATACTCTTTCTGTGCTTCGATCGCCCAGTTCATCTGGCGTTTCACATCGGAAATAAGCACAGACGACGCTGCCGCAGTCACGTAGGTGGTTCCATCACTTGCGGTTCCGGAACTTGTAGGTGTGCTGGTGCTCACCGCACTAGAAGTCCTTGCTTGTATCGCGGGAAATGTGTATTCTCCGGCGTCTAAAAAGTTGGTGCTACTAAAATTATATACAGCACCCGCGGGGGTGATCGTGCTTGACAAAAATGTGCGTATGCGGGGGTGATTAATTCCGCTAGAAGAGGAATGAACCGCTGTATCGGGAGTTCGAAGGCCATAAACAAACAACGTCACTGTTGTATTTGCCGCAACAGGATTATCTCCACTCAATATGAATGACGCAAATGACGGTGACGCAGACGTAAATGTCAAGTTTCGATAAGCAAAAGAATTCGAACCTTGTAACAGTTTTATCTGCAAATTCACGCCATCTAATCGCATCAAGTTCGGAATTTGTATCATCATCATATCCCCTACACTTAACGGATTTGTCAAAGCAAAATCTAACTTAAAGACGGTCTGACTACCTGCGGGTGTTTCGGTATTCGAATCATCCCTCTCAACTAATTTCGCCAACGGAGTAGTTGTTATTCTACGACACACCTGATAATTTGTGTCCAAGTCATATGTCTTACTGTTGAAAATTTTAACAATCTTCGTTGCGTCGGTGGAATATAAATTTACGGCAACTAATGTTTGAGAACCGGCGGGTTCGGCAGAATTTTCTAATGTAAGATATTGAATGCTTGTTGGTGTTGCGGGTGCTGTATCGGGCGTTTTTATACCGTTGATTTCGAGTTCATATGTTGCGGGTCCAACATCAGCGGCGGTTTGCTGTGGGGTATATGTGATTTCACAATTCGGTCCTACGGTTGCGACGCTAAGACCGGATGATGGAGCTGTAATCGTCTCGATCACCGGCGCATTACTACTATTTAGTTTCATCATCAAACTCATACCGGTTGCGGTAGTATTGCTGGCATATATACTCGGTATCGTTATCTTAATGGTTTTGGCCGGATTTTGCCCACCCTTTAAGTTGGTTCCTGCGGTTGTTTTGAAGATAAAACGATATTTCATTACAGTATTTCGAACAAATTCACAGCGATTAAGAATGACTTTTCCTTCGGTCGCGCCACTAGATAAAGGAATATTCGCATCATGTGATAATGTCATGAGCGACGCTGGTGGTGTAACGGCGGTCATCCCTTCAATCACCCCCGTGCCATATCCTTCCGACGGCGCAATCCACCGACTAAACCCGCCATTTCGATACGTGCGCGACACCCAAACGCTCACCATTATTACTAAAATGAGAACGAATATTACCGTGGTTTTATCTTGGAATAATTCACGGATGTTCATTTGTTGTAGTAATTATAATATTATAACTATAATAATGTTATAAAATTATCTCTCGGATAGGCGACTATAATGAATGAATGAATGAATGAATGAATGAATGAATGAATCAATACGTTTGAAGACTATGTGTGTATGGGTTCTGTCTAAATGCGTTCAAGATGTCGGGTTGAATTCTCTCGTTCAACTTCCCTTCATCATAACTTTGCGGCATCGTCATCTTTCCATAAATATCGATACTGGGGATCGATGAAGGGGCGTTCGTCATGACCATCGCACGGTTATTCGCACGGTCGGCGTCCAAGCGGTCAATCTGAACATTCGTATTGGAATTAAAGAGAGACATCGATCCATGGTTTGTCACATTTTTATAGGTCTTATTCACGTTATTGCGTTGGTTATACGCGGCGTTGTATAGGCCATTTCCCATACGTGTCGCGGTTCCTCCTGCGCCTCCTAAATAATCAGTGCTGGTGGTCGCACGTTCGGTATCTACCGGTGTATTTTGAGAGATGAGATAACCCGCCGCGGCTTGGCGTTCCACATTCAAGTGGTCAAATCCAACCAATCCAACCGTCGTCTCCTTGATGGTTGTAGGTGCGCGGTCAGCAGGATTGAATGTCGCAGTAACCGCAGCAGAAACAGGCATACGTGCGTTCTCATACATTCGCGCATTTCCAACCACATTTTCTTTGCGAGAGGGTTTGAGCACATCCAACAACGGCGCAACAACTGCCTTAAGCGCACCATGAATACCGCCCATCTCATTCTGGCGAACAGTCGTCCTATTGTTGTGTGTGAACTTGTAGCTCATACGACCAAAGTCGGCCTCTGTTGCGGTATTTTTCTCCGCAGCATAAGGGTTAATTATCGGCTTACCGTCATATGTCTGACGACGCGTATCTTCGAAATTCTTGGGAGCATACATCGCGCTACCACCATCTGCTGGAGCAGTCGCGCCAAAGTATTCCGTAGTCGTCGTCTGTCGATTACTCTCTCGGTCCATCTCGATCGCACGCTGTGTTTCACCCTTTTCAGCACCGGTTGTAGTGAACCAACGGTCAGGTGTATTGATAAAAAATGTGTCAGGCAAATGTTTCTCCATGCGCCCTAAAGTCTCCGCGGTAGGCGCATTTTGGATATAATGTGCGGCAGGTCCTTGGTGACCTTCGAGAGAATATGTAAGCTTCGGATTCGTCTTCACGCGTAATTCATCAACACCGCGATCAATCCATTTCTCTCGCGCTTCCATTCCTGAATTAAATCCAAGCGTCCCTTGTGCGCTATATCCTTGATCCAATCCAGGTCCAACCCGCACCTCCTCCCACGGTTTCACATTCGCGATTTTCATGCTAGGAAGAACGCGTGACTGATAGAAGTCATTCTGGTTCGGCATACCATTTGGGTGATGCATATTTTCCTGAGGTCGAAAGAGCGGTGCCTGTTCAGTCTTGCTAACATACTGTGAACCGCCGCCGACTTTATTATCAAGGACATTTTCATGCATATTCGCACCGGTCGTCAATCCGCGTATTTTCGCGCCATAATACGGCTCCATATTGTTATGCGTGAATGCCATAGGATCGATTTGGGCCCCGGTGAGTGACATAAACCCATCTCTACTATAATTATCTCCGAACTGCGTGTCTAAACCTTCTCCGACGACGCCAGTCATAGAATTAGGTCCTGTTTTGGGAATGATGTCTTTCTTATCATTCGTATTATCGCGTCCTCGTTCCGCAATACCGCGAAGAATGCCTACACCTCCAACACCACCAGCAACACCAGCAGACATCTTATCATAATCCACATTATTCGCATAATATCGATCGGTGTGCGTGTTTGGATTTTTATATTCATTCACGTTTGTTCCAGTATTTGGGCGAATTACCGGATAATTCGTAATAGGAATACTCATGTTCGGCAAATATCTGGCATTATTCGCGTTTGGGTTACGGTAGCCCTCACTCACAACCCCGGTGGATTTCCGATTCGATGCGATATAAGCTGCTCCAAGACTTCCTAATATCAACGCTATTTCAGCCATTTTGTTAGTTTTATGTTACTGGTATTAATATATATATTATTCTAATACATATAATAATAATAATAATATTATTATTCTAGAATAGATCTAACCACGATTATGAAAACAAGGTGTTTGTTCCGCTAAACTGACGGATATCTCCGACACCCTCAACACCAACACCAACACCAGCACCAGCACCCCCAAATCCTTCGCCTAAACCGCGTTCATTATCGCGTCGTCCTCCGACCATACCTTCTACTGAAGGATTACGATTTGCTGGATGAACCGCGAAATATGTGTCATCAGAAATACCAGGAACGGTTGTCTGTGAAACAAAACGATCTTTTTCGATAATACGTGTATTCAGATTGTTAAAGAAAGGCATAAACACATTTTCCTGAGGGTCGAAGTGAAGCATTTTCCAGTTGTCTTGTTCAATATCACGCAACATCCATGCGGGATGAGTGGCACGCGTCTGTTCAACTGAACTCCCTCCGCGAGTAGGGCATCGTATCATTTCGTTTGTGCGAGTAGCAACCGAAGCCTGTTGATCATGATGATAATTCTCAACAGAATCGCGGTTCAACGGGCGCGATAGACCGAATAATTCCGCTTCAACATCGACGGAGTTTGTCATAATGTTGCCTGCCCAAAATTGTGCTCGAACATATGGATCTTCATAATAAAGCGGTTTGTCGCCTGGCCCGGGAACATTCAATCGATAACGCCCTACATCAGTCGATTGTTGAAGTTGTTTTTTAATACGATCAGGGTCGTCATGAAAACGCGTAAATGACATATTATATGATTATTATATGATTATTATATGAATGTAAAATAAAAATGGACCTAAAAACATAAGATATAATTCATATAATCTTATCAATCATATGAAAATCACAGAAATATATGATAGGAAACCGTCTAAATCTTATACGATATGTCTGAACATGATCGTAAAAAATGAATCACATATCATCACGAAAACACTCGAAAATCTTACGAGATATGTCGATTTTGATGCCTACTATATTTCAGATACAGGTTCTACTGATAATACGATGGAATTGATTCGCGAGTTTTTCGAGAAAAAAAACATACCCGGACATATCGAGCAGGTTGAATGGCGTGATTTCGGCTTCAATCGCACACTAGCACTACAAATGGCGTTTAACAAAACCGATTATCTCTTTATTTTCGACGCGGATGATACTATACACGGTGATTTCAAATTGCCGCGGGTTCTAACACATGATGCGTATCAACTCAAACTAGGTGAGTCGTTCGTCTACATGCGAACGTTGATTGTAAATAATCGAAAACGATGGCGATACATCGGTGTGCTTCATGAATACATTACATGCGTTGATAAAGAAGAGAGCTCATTTGCTATCCAAGGGAATTATTATATAGAGTCTGGGCGTGTAGGAAGTCGTAGTCAAGATCCGAATAAATATGTCAAGGATGCGGATGTATTAGAACGCGGATATCGAGAAGAACTTGCTGCCGCCGAGAATGGCGGCGGCGGCGGCGGCAATCGTGCGCTTGCTGAGAGATATGCGTTCTACTGCGCACAAAGTTGGATGGACGCCGGACCTGCTTATATCGATAAAGCAATCGAGTGGTATCTTCGTGTTCTCTCCCAAAATAACTGGAGTCAAGAGAAATATTACAGCGCATTATGCCTTGGAAATCTTTATGATAAAAAAGGCGATAAATATCGGTCGATGAAATATTATTGTGCTACGATGGAATATGATGAAGAGCGAATTGAAGGTATTGCGACGTTAATGGAAAATCTTCGCGCAGACGGAAATCATGTGATGGTAAATGCTCTCTATCATAAGTATAAAAATTATAATAAATATCCACAGAATAAACTATTCCTTTCCACCGACAAATATAATGATATGATCGAGTATAATAATTCGATATCCGCATTTTATATTTCAGATAAACGAAGTGGATATGAATGTTGTAAAACGATACTGCGACATAATATTATGCCATTTCATTACATGACGTCGACCTATACGAATCTAGTTTTTTATCGCAATTTTTTCGAAGACGATTCTTATCCTGAACTATTACGGTTATTTTTTGTAGTTGATGAATTTCTCGCGGTGATCGCATCAAAGAACGACAATTACAGCGATGATGATCTCGAAACATGGAAACGTCTTTTCATGAAGGTGAAAGACTCGCTAGTGGCTCCGTGTGAACTCATAACAATAAGCGGGGGCAGTATTCAAGAATATCATGTATTACGGTCGCTTGATAAATTGCCTTACCTTAGTCGAAATATACCAACAATACAGATGACACCTGAATCAAGAACCGCAATCGTAAAATGTAACCGTATCTCTCCGCGTATCATAATTACATTTACGACATGTAAACGTCTTGACTTATTTCAACAAACCATAAATTCGATACTAAATATGTGGCATGATGTTCATATGATTGATTATTGGTATTGCGTCGACGATAATTCGAGTGAAACAGATCGCGTAATCATGCGAGAAAAATATCCTTGGATCGATTATGTTATGAAACCCCCATCCGAAAAGGGGCATCGTAGTAGCATGAAAATCATTTGGAAGAAACTGACCGAATTACGACCGAAACTTGAATATTGGATACATATGGAAGACGACTTTCTATTTCATACACCCGGTAGTTATATCGAGAAGGCCACACAAATGATGACAGATGCGCGAAATTCTGGTTATAATGTCCGGCAAATATTATACAATCGTAATTATGGCGAGACGATCGATGATTACAAAATTCAAGGACATCGTATGTTACGGCGAATGAAACACGAACTTGCGCTTCATCAACATAAACATGTCGGAAATGATGATATAACCTACCCAAATTGTCATTATTGGCCGCATTACAGTTTTAGGCCGTCTATTGTTGATGTAGACGCGATCCTTACGGTTGGTGACTACGATACTCCTAACCAATTTTTCGAAATGGATTACGCCAATAGATGGACGCGCCTCGGTTATTTATCCGGATTTTATAACCAAATCACAAATCGTCATATAGGCCGTCTTACATCAGAAAGAAATGACAAGTCACGACCCAACGCGTATGAACTGAACCAAGTAAGTCAATTCGTTGCCGCCACATCTGTGCCGCCGCCTGTCCTCAATACGAACCAAGAAGATACAAATAAACCAAAACGATATATTTCTTCGATTCCTTTTGAAGACGGATTTGGTGCGCAGTATCAACGATTTATTTGGACATGTATATACGCAGAAGAGTATGAAGACTCGATCTTTGTGTATCGAAGTCCCAAGAAAATCGCGCACAATTATACGGCGAACCCGGATTTTATCCATAAGATGGAAGAAACGATGAATATGAAATCCAATTATATCCATTACGATGATATCGCAAATAAACATATGATAACTACACCCGATTTTTACGATGTGTTCAATTATGTCGAAAAAAATATGGATGTCTGTATGAAAAGTAGAAGTATGAACAGAATCAAGGAACATTACTGGCGCAATAAAAATAAAGATGCCGAGAGATTACGATTATATCATATAACGGCAAATGAAACATCTACGAAATATACACATCATCTAGCAATACATATAAGACGTCCCAATTGTGACGATACTCGCCCTAACGGAGGTGAGGAGTATACGAATGAATATTATATAAAATCTCTTTTACATATACGCGGTAATTATTTAAAATATGACGCGAATAATCGGATTCAGTTTCACATCTATTCACAGGGAAAGCTCGAGAATTTTACAAATATATATAAACACCCGATCATCGGGAAAGACGTGATGATGCATTTGGATGATAATACGGAAGATACATTCATCGGTATGACTGTTGCGGATATACTCGTTACATCTGCGAGTTCATACAGTTATGTTGCCGCTTTTTTATGCGCAGGCGATATCTATTATACCGATTTTTGGCATAAACCATGTAGTTGGTGGAACAAATTAGAAAAATAGGGGTCGGGTAATATTCTAATATTATTATTCTAATATTATAATAACGGTATACTAATACGTCACTAGTATGAAACGACATCATGATAGTAAAGACGAAACATATGGTGATTCTGATTTTTTAGCCTACCGAGACATCGCAATAAATGATTTTCGTAAAGACGAAAAAGAATCTAAAACCCACCTCATAAAAAAGATGCTTGAACTCCGTCATAATATGAAATACAATAAACATTTACTATCCGTATATTTGAAAGCAAAACAATTATTTGATAATATGGTGGAAGAGCACCGATCACAAATATTCTATTTAGAGGAAATATACAGTCACATCAATAATCTTATTCGTGAAAATCATACGAATCCGCAACGTAAAAATAACTTGACATCTGAACTTGTAAAAGATAAAAAACGTATCGGGTTGCTACTTAAAAAAATGCGAAACAGTTATGAAAAACTCACAAATGTGTATACTGTAATTGATGTTACGATTCAAAAAATGGATGAGATGATCGCTTCAATAGAGGAGGCTGAAGCTGACACTGATGTCGAGTTTGATGAAGACGCAGAGCTGGATAGCGAAGCCGACGACGCCGAAGAAGCGGAGATGGATAGTGACGCAGAGCTGGATAGCGAAGCCGACGAAGCCGAAGAAGCGGAGCTGGATAGCGAAGACGACGACGCAGAGCTGGATAGCGAAGACGACGACGCGGAGATGGATAGCGAAGCCGAAGAAGCGGAGCTGGATAGCGAAGAATACGAAGACGACGACGCAGAGCTGGATAGCGACGCCGAAGACGCGGACGACGCGGAGCTGGATAGCGAAGCCGACGACGCGGACGACGCGGAGATGGATAGCGACGCGGAGCTGGATAGCGACGCGGAGCTGGATAGCGAAGACGACGGCGACGACCCCGTTATAATGATATATTGATCATTCGGGTTTCTCGTGTCATAAGATATGAATAGAACCGCGATGAACGTGAAAATCGGCGCTGTATCAGATGTTTTCGACATTTTCTTTGAAATATACGCAGCCAAAATGTTTTGTAAATCGCCACCATTTCTTCACCTGGATACAGTATCAAAGGTTCTACGATTTCGATTGTAGCGTTGTAAAATTTCGAGAGAATCATCGAGGTTTCATACATTTCATCCATTCTTGTAAAATCAAACGTGTATAAACAAATATAATGATCATTTATTTCGGGTGAACTTGTATTTGAATCAAACCCGTGAATATTCTTGTCGAATTTTTGACATAATCCTATTTCATACCTAGACATGAAGACACGTATAATCGTTCCTGTAATTATTATTCATAAATAATATTCAATTTACTATTATCAAATTTATTATATTCTTAAAATATATATTATCATTCGCATATTTAATATATATTATGCCAACTTTCATAAACAAGATATTCAACACTCCTTTACTACAAAATAAGTTTGTATTATACGCAAGTTTGTTTGTCGTATTGTTCGCACTTGTTCGTAATATATCAAATGGAAATATGAATGCGGTTATTCTGATGGCGTTGGTCGGTCTTCTTACATCTTACTTTAGTAAGAATATGATTATCATTTTATTGACCACATTTTTTACTGTTTTCATTCTTGAAATGATTGGTTCGCAAGGTGTGATGGAAGGTATGGAGACGAAAAAAGATAATAAAAAGGAAAATAAAAATAAGGAAAATAAAAATAAGGAAGAGGAAAATAATGACGAGGAAAATAAGGAAGAGGAGAATAAGGATGAGAAAGACGATAAAAAAAAGGACGATACTAAGGAACCTAACACAACATTACACTCAAAAAATGAGCCGAAGAAAAAGATGAAACAAGGTATGTCAACTTTATCGCCCGCAAGCTACGATGGACAAGACCACGAAAGTGGAGAAGGTGAAAGCGCACACCGCGCGAAAGAGGCTAACCGTATTGACTATGCTTCTACGCTAGAAGAAGCCTATGATAATATTGAAAACATCATCGGCGAAGATGGTGTGCGTGGGTTAACCGACCAGACTAAATCTCTCATGAATCAACAAAAAGAATTGATGAATAACATGAAAGAAATGGGTCCTCTTTTAAAGTCGGCTGAAAGTTTTATGGGGACACTTACCGGAGGAGGCGGAATTAAGGGAATCACCGAAATGTTGAAGGGTTTCGCAACGCCAGGCGGCGGCGGCAAAAAGTAAAAATCTGAATTTACTACGAATAATATCGTGTATTATGGAAACCGTTTACCGTCGAAGTATAATACACGAAAGGCTCAGCAATATATAAACAATCGGTGTGTTCTAGCGCACGTTTCCAGTAATCCCAGTCTTCAGCCCCTCTAACAATATGCTGTAAGCCGGTCTTTTTTACAATTGAATGATGAATAACAACACCAGAATTTGCTACATGATTGGCTTTACGAACCATATCAAGATTCAGTATCCGATTTTCATACTCAGGATGTAAAGATATTATATTAAAATCCAATTTATCCATCGTTATACTACGATGATTTATCGTATACATATTCGTGGTTGAAAATAATATGTTGTTGTGTTTCATCGCTTCTAACTGTTTTTCGATTTTCGTTTCAAGATAAAAATCATCATCGTCGAGAAAAGCGATCCATTCTCCTCTCGCCTTTTCAATACCATAATTGCGTGTCATTCCTTGTGCGGCAGATACTTTATGTTTCGTGCGCATATTCACCGGCAAATGAATAATCGTTGTCTTCTCATACTTCTCGAGTTCACCAGAATAATACCTTTGGTCCGTTGAACAGTCGTTGATTACGATGATTTCAACGTGTTTATAGGTATTCGAGAGCACACTTCGAATGGAATGATTTAGCAGTTCGTAACGATTATAGGTTGGTATAATTACGCTTACTAATCCTTGTATATAATGATCATGCTCTTTTTGATCTGTCGTCATATCTCGAATATTATAATAATACACTACTAGTTCAGCTTTATATTGTAATATTAGTATTACAAAAAAATAAATAAAGTGTTATAATAACAAGGTTATTGCGTTTGGTATTACTATGGCTCGAAGATGTCCCCCAGGTGTATTTTGTTTTGAAAATGTTACGTTGGTGATATTTGCGGTGATTATGGTTGTTGTCGGGATTTATGCGCATTCTTATTTTTTCGGTAATCGTGGAGTCCATAGTCCGGGTCATGGTCATTACCACGGTCACCGCGGTGGCCCAGTATTGATCGCATCCACCGACCCATTATCCGATTCGTTAGATTTTGGAATTGGCGGGCCGTCATCAAACCAAGACGTATTATTAAATCCATATGTCCCACCTCTTCGCGATAATTCAGTTGGTGCAACCCGACCAAATTATGATATTCGCGGCGGGGTTGAAACAATCCATTATGGCGGGATGGATACCTACGGCGGTGGCGTCACCGGAGTTCGCGTAAATGTCCCAACACGTTCGGTGGATACAACCTATCGCCAAGTCGGTATTCTTACTCGCGGCGGCGGCGGTTCTCAAGAAACAATTCTTCCTTTGATTGGCCGCCCTCTTTTCACAAACCGCGACAAATGGCAGTTTTACACACTCAGCGATAAAAATAACGCGATTAAATTACCGGTGATTATCAACGGCAAAAGTGGAACGAATGAGTATGGTTGTAATAATGTAAGCACCGGCGATACCGTATATGTCGAAGGTTATAATGACGCATTTCGTGTCACCGCATACGACAGCGCTTCACTACGTTATTTACCTTTATAATGTATTCATTATTTATTTAAAGCAATTATTTGGGCCGCCGCTGCCGCCGCCGCCATGGCCGCGACTTTCGTAGAAAGTTTACTGACATCCTTGTTCTCATCCTTGTATTCTTGCGCAGCGGTTCTTGCCTTTTCTTCAAGTATCGCCATGTCATCATTTTCATATAATGCCATAACCATATCGAGTGTATCATCGCGTCCTTTTTCTTGTCCGGTTATGGGTGCTGGTTGTTTATCATATTTACCTCTCTCGAATATTCGCGCGGATGCTTCTGGTTCAGGAATATATTCATCATTCACTTTACCCCATCCCATAAAATGAACTAGATTTATCGGGGGTAGTCCATCATCGAACTTAAACTGTCGTATCAAGTATCCTTTATACGCGGTGCGACCTGAATCGACCGCGTCAATCTCTTTGATTTGGTCTTTTGTCAAAGGTAGTAGATTAGGGTTTTTGACAGTTGGTTCTTCTTCTTCTTCCACAGGAGGTGCTGACGGAACCATACCGCTTGTTTGTTTTGTTCCTTCACCTACGGCTCCTGTTGTGTCATTCTTACCCTCAGGTGCGGGTCCGGGTGCGGCGGGTGCGGGTGCTCCTTCCTTTTCATTTTCTTCCTTTTTCTCAGTCGCACCCGATGACACTTCTCCCAATTTCGAAAGCTGTTTCATAAATCCAGTTAGCTTCGAAGGACTATCGAGTGTTTCTGTTTTTTTTGTCACAATTTTCCCGTCTTCTTCAAATGTCTGAATACGTGAAAGTTCATATATGGATTGTGATGTCCCATCAAACCGTAAACAGTCACCGTTAGCCCCACCAGGACCATGACCCAGCAAATTCATCAACTTAAAGAACTCTTTTATCACATGTTTCGGAATATTATCCTTATCGTCACCGAAGAATGTCTGCATCTGCGTGAATCCATATAATCTCTCGGAGTCGCTGATTTTATACGAGAAACCAAAGACACTATCTTTAAACTCATCGTAACCATCAGAATTCGCGAATTCCGGATTTTGTAATAATGCGTTTAACATCTTGAAGATATCGAGCGCAGATTTTTTACTTGAATCCTTATCATTTTCAAGACTTATACGCGCCTTCTCGAGAGATTTTTTGAGTGTTTGGATCGAGGTTACCTTACACCCAACCGCCAAATTCACAACATAGGTATTTGATTCATCAATTACAATTTTGGCTTCTGGGTCGTTATTGTTTCCTGCCGCGATATTTTGTGCGTCTTTATTTAGTTCATATTCAGTCATCGGCGCAACTTGTAATCTGAATTCGGTGGTGTCTATTTTATTATTTTTGTCAAGTTTTGTCAGACGACTCATGCTATCAATCGACGCAGGTTTGACATCCGGAATTTGTCCTTGTAATTTATACAACCTCGTCGAATCTGTTAAAGCAGGAATTGGTGCGGCGTTCGGATCATCTTGTAATAAACGAATTTTAATCGTTGAATCAGTCGACCCTTTTAATATTTGACCCTTTTCACCTGTGTAAATAAAAAATCCGGATTGATCATCTCCGAGAAGGCTGCCGTTAGCGACTCCGACAGTGTCTTTTGCTTCTAAGTATAATTGACGCTTCTCTTCTGGTATCCTTTTGATATTTTGTGTGTATTTACCGTATAAAATGCGGCGTAAGTCAAATATATTTGTATCATTTTTATTTAATGGTTTGTCGCCTGATTTGAGTTCAATTTTAATATAATATGGAAGACCCTTTTCGATAAGGAATTGAACCAAATGATATATCTCTTTTTCGGTTTTACACTCGAAAGTTTCTGTTCCAATCGAAATATCTCCTTTTATCTCAGGGCCTAATGAAAAAGGTGCCGCAGATGTGGTGGGGGATTTCTTAGGTTCAGATATTGTTGATTCTGATGTATCGGTGGCGGGCGTTGCGGTGGATGCGGTGGATGCGGTGGAGGAGGAGGAGGATGAAGGCAACGCGTCTACACTAGCCTCCGGCGGTTTCATATTCGAAGGATCATTTTCGCGTGATTTGTTTAAGACCGCAAGCGCCGCAACAACCGCTGCGTTCGCAGCTATCGTAGTAATTTGTTCAGGTGTCATTTTGCCACCTTTCATATTCTTTTGCTTGCGCCGTTGTCTTCGCATTCGCTTATAAAGTTCCTTTGCTTCATCCAGCTTTGATGATGAAATATATTTTTTCAACGTTCGATTCATTACATTATTTACTTTTGGCGAGTATATCCCGATAAGATTTTGACGCCGACTTTGTCTAAATGTGGTTCTTCGTCCCGACGATTTATACGGTTTCTTCCATTTTCGCACACTCTGATGTTGTTGTTTTCGTATCTTTCGAATCTTATTTCGTGATAATTTCATGCGATTCCATATACATAATTTATATATAATATTATATATAGAAATACATACGATACGTATAATACAATAGTCAAATGGCATCTACATCTAGACGATCATCAAATCGAGATGCTCCAGTCAATCTTACCTCAGACATTATGCGAAAGGAAGATCGACAGTGTTCATCCACTTGTAGTTATTCATATCAATACAATACAAGCACGTGTAATGTATTCCATAAAGGTTCTTACTTACGCATTCCATACGATAGTGGCAGCGGCGGTATATATCCAGCGAAATACAACGGGGTAGATTATAAGGTAGACCATATTCATATTCATCAGCCATCATTACACCGTTACGATGGTGCTCTAGCGGATGCCGAAATACTCGCATATCATTCCAGCGCAGACGGACGAAACTTGATCGTCAGTATACCTATCAATATCGGCAACGGAAGCGGGCGGCAAAGTTCGGACATCATGAATACCATATTACAGAATTTACCGAGTCGTTCAAGCAGTGGCGGGAAATATATATCCGATGTAAATAATTTCAATTTAGGCAACCTTATACCGAAAGAGGGGTTCTTCACCTATGTAGGTCGCCACTTATTGCCGCAATATACTGGTGTATATAACTATATCGTCTATCATAAAAAAGACGCAATTCTCGTATTTCGTGATTCGTTGGCGAGTTTGACCGACTCGTCGCGTGATTCAGCCATCACCAAAACTGGCCCCATCAGCGAAAACATGATGCCGAAAAATATGTATTATTACAATAAGCACGGCGCCAATAACGCAAAGGGGGGTGGGGATATCTATATCAAATGTAATCCAACCGGTGAAGACGGGACCGTTTTATATCAACAATCCGCGAATAATGGTGAATTAGGCAGTCTCGCCGAACT